TGACTACAGTTGTGTTGTATGCTCATCCCCTGCGCATCGCGCAGGGGATATGCTTAGCAGGCATCGCGCTGAGCGCGATGCCTTGTATGCTCAAAAATAAGCACCGCCTGAAAGGCGGTGCTTAACTTCTGCACAACACGTTAATCTGATGCCCTTTTAAAAAATTGAAGCATGTCACCCTAATGTATTTTTTACTACATGATGCGCACTCTTCTCCCCGTGTTCAGCGCCTTCAAGGTCGTTGCCGACATTTATACGAAGGAGGAGCCCGAAACCTTCGACTGGTTGCCCGCTGACATTCACTATGACTATCAACTGGCAAAACTTACCCTCGACGGCATTCCTGGATCTCGCGAGTGGCTGAAGACATACACCTTTGATCCCGAAGAAGTTATGCCCTTCTGTAATCCCATGGGAAACCAAATCATGGCGGGCTTTGGCTCGCACCACAGCGGCTCCTCGGCCACGCGCCTCGGCTGGAACTACAAGTTCCTTCTCAATAACTGGGATACCTTTGTTCTGAATTCCAAGGAGTCTCTTGCCCGTAATAAGTATGACCAGCAGCAACTAACTTCTTCAGACATTCAGGACTTCATGCGGCTGAAGTATGATGCCAATCTTCCTTCTCATCTTGATAGGATGCGCGAAACCCTTGTAAAAAAGGAGGTCGAGCGACTGAGCCAGTTATTCAATATTAAGCACGACTATGAGGCGACTTACACAATGCTGATTGAACTGGGAAAGGAGAAGAGTGAGGAGGCCCTTGCTCAAGAGGAGAAGGCTAGGCGCGAGCACTTCGAGGATCGTATAAGTGTTCTTGAACACCACTACAAGCATCCTCATCGTTGGCAAGACTCTAACTGGGGGTCTGCTCTGTTCGGCTCTACCAGTAACATCACTCCCGAAATGATGGCGGAAATGGAGCGGCGGCACCCTGGATATACCGAGCACATCGCCTCTATCCAATAAATCTAGCCATGGCAAAAATTGAACATGGCTCGATTATTTTTTGTGTTTAACAAGAATGGAGTCTAAGGCAATCGCCGCCGCAATGTTCCGAGAGAACCTGCTGCCGCTCACACTTCAGGACACCCCTGTTCACACCCCAATGGCATCACTTGAAAGCGTGACAGTGACCGACACCACTGGCTTTGTTGCCCTTATCGACGCGATCAGCAAGGTTTACAGCGCTCGTGCTCCGCGCCTGCCACCCTTGAAACGTGACAACGTCATTTACGGCCCCTGATCTCTTCCCAAAAACTCCGTAAGAATGGAGTTTTTTGCTTGAAAGGTCCACTTGAACCACTTCAGAGACTCGTGATTATCCTCTATAGAAGTGAGCCAACCCGAATACTTGGCGTCATTCTCTTTCATCCATGTGGCACGAATGAAGTCAATCTTCTCAGGGGCAGAACGCAGTTCCTCCGCCCTTTCTAAACAGAAAAAGGCGCGAATGGCAAAGACGAAAAGAGCAATGTCTTGTGACTCAAGATAATCATCCTCCATTTGCCGGGAAAATTTCAGCAAACTTTCCGCAATGTCTGTCTCCTCTAAAAGAACACTAAATAGGGCGCGGACACCGTTACTGGCTGCCTCCATTCTACTATTGCTCAAGATTGATATTAGTATCCTGGACAGCCGCCGGTGCGCCTAACATCGGAGTGGATGAATGCACGGATTCTCCACGGCTAATCACGGAGGCACTGATGCTATGAGGGCGACTCGGAATAAAGGGCGGCCTCTGTACACTCATTGCTGACGCAGGACGACTTGCAGGTGTCTTCGGAAGACTTCCGTCCGTTCCCACGATATTAATGCGTATATCACCTGGTCTCGTTTCTTCCAGGTCCCGCTTCACATCACTATTCACCACCGTCGTTTCCAAGATATTTCTACGAGTTGTTAGAAGACGCCGCCAGTTTTTCTCGAGACCCACAATACGGGTTGCCGTATCTTCCTTTTCCTTCGGCGGTGGCACAACAGGAAGAAGTTCCTTGATTCGCGACTCAATACGGCTGGAAAGTTGTTCATTGATCTGCTTCTCTAACTCTGGCACAACCGCCTTCGCCAAGATACCCTTCTTGTGCCGCAAGTGAATCATTGCATCCGCCGCCACCTGAGCCAAACGCGCCTTTGACGAATCGAAGACGCGTGTGTGCTCAATCCCGTGACATATATCTGGCACCTTGAGGTTGGGGATGGACTTGAATTCCTCTTCGAATTGTTTTATTATATCGTCTGTGATTGGCGGCGACTGCTCAATAAGGCGATCCAAGTCTTGCCGACAGATTCCTAGGAAGTCCATGGCCTCGATGCGATTATCCGGATGGATGGCAAGTTCAACAGATACAAGGCGCTGGAATTTGCCCCAGGCAATGCCGGCCACACGATTCGACTCAGATTTCTGGGCGAACTGGAAAAAGTTACCAAGAGTGGTCATAATGCCGGCACCAATAGAGAGTGCTCCTAGACCCGCACCAACATAGTTTTTTACTTCTACCGCATCAGGGGGAATGAAACTGCCTACTGCGAAGTTCGCGGCGCCTGTGAGAGTCGAAAGAATAATAACAGGAATGGTGATAGACATATTTAGTTGTGAATACTTCTTCTCTGCGCGGTCATGAAGCCAGCGGTAACACGAGGCAACATCGGACCACTGAGCCATCAGATATTCCTGCTCCTTCGTCCATCCGTTCATAAATTTCTTCACCTTTGCGCCAGATACATCTGTGCTACCCCGCCTACTAGACTCTCCACTGCTTGTAGGACTTGCAGTGGACATTCTACTCTGTAGAAAGGTTATGGGTGCACGGAATTCTCGCGCTTCGCCGTGTTCTTAAGAGTTAAGATCTTCTTGGGCTGAGGGGCTTCGACCACACCCATAATCTTGACACCTCTCTTTGTCTTTCTAGTAAACCCCTTATAGAGTTGTGAAAAATCATCGGGAACATTGCATGTAGGGCATCCTGCCTTCTTGTGCTGTGAAGTGTTTGAATCCGCTGTGCGTGGCCCTTCTGGTTTTCTGAAAAATTCCACATGAATATCCTCATGATTCACGATCTTGATATCCTTTAAAAGGGCGGTGCCAGTCATATAATACTCAATGTGTTTCTCAATAGGAAATGCCTCTTCTAAGAGCTTGAGCGCCGCACCCCGTGTTAGCATATAGGCATGTGCCGCCGTAAAGTTATAGACGCGATTCCATTTATCCGCCATCGGCTTCACAATGAGATTCGGGAGATAGCATCCGAGAATCCATATTCCCCAGCCCTCGGGAGGTGTCATATCATTTACCATACGGAGTTGCGAATCTGTGAGAATAGCATCGTCTTCTAAGACTAGGCACACTGGTGCACCAGAGGCGACGAAACGTTTCCAGATCTCTATATGACTCAGCGAGGAACCTACTGCGCCAAGAGTAGCAATTTCACAGTGGCTGCGGCGATAGTTTCTCGTGATATTGACTTTCGTGCGAATCGAGATGCGCTTATCCTTGCGATAGTTGAGTTTTTTTCCATTGATGGCGTAAAAATGTTTGAGGCGCTTGAAAGAGGATGTGACAGGCTGTGATACGAATCTCTTCCAGCGATCGGCGCGCTCCTTCAGATTAATCACATATGTGGGGAGGGAAAAAATATCGCGGCGTTTTCTTGTCTTTCCCCTACCTACCATCCTACTCTGGGGCCTTCTTTTTCTTATACGCGGCGGCAGTGGCCTTTGTCTTCAGACCCGCCTGATAGAGTTTTACCGTCGCCTCCTGTGTCAGAGCCTTCGGATCAACACCCGTCGGCAATGAGACGAATTTACGCGCCTTCCCTGTGAGTTCGGGCTTGAACATATAGACTCCATAGGGGCCATTACGAAATTCAAAGGGGCCGAGGCGATGCAAGAAGGCCTGCGACTTTGCCGCGAATTTCGCCTGCAGTGTATCCTCCGTGTCTTCAGCCGTGCAGGGCACATTTACACCGCCACACGTCGCATAGGTGCCGAAGGGACCTGAGCGCTTCTCAATAGGTTTGCCATCGTAGGTGCCTAGCGGTGCGCCACCTACCTGTTTATTGGCAACGAAGGCTGCGACTTCGGCCTCAGTAATCTCACCGAAGGCTCGGCCCTCGGGCCATCCGTAGAATACGGCCGCGTCGTCCTTTGTCACCCCCTCCTTGAGAAGGAGAGGGCCCTTCTTACTCTGCACAGCCTTGATGCCGCCTGCAAAGAGACGTTCACGCGAGGCGGCGGCAGCCACCGTGGCCTTCCCCGCCTTGAGAGTTTCATATTTCGCCTTATAGGTGCCCCATGTATCACGACAGATATCCTTCCATGGCTGCTCGCCCGTAGCCACGAGATCGAGACGCGTCTCCATTTCGCGAGTGAATTCATAGGCGAAGAGTTGGCCGAATTCGCGCACACAGAATTCGAGCACGGAACGTCCAAGAGCCGTGGGGCGCATCTTCTGTTTCTCGGCACCTGTGCGGACTTTTTCCTTTAGAGATGTGGGTGGCCAGACCCCAGGACTCATGCGGAAACGCTCCACTGTGATCTCCTTGGCCGGCGTGTCCGCCTTTTCTGCGTATGCCTTGTCTATTAGAGTCCCTACAAGAGATGCAAAGGTGCTGGGACGACCGATGCCTTGGCGCTCGAGTTGGCGAACTAGGGTTGCCTCTGTATAGCGTGGAGGCGGTTTGGAGGTCTGCGGCCAGGCCTCCATAGACTGCCATGTGAGTTTATCGCCTGGATTAAGAGCGGCGGCGAAGTCCCAGGCATCTGTTGCTTCTGTAGAAGCCTCTTCCTCCTCATCCAAATTCGTGGCCGCTGCACCTATCCGACGCCATCCCGCAAAGAGTTCGCGCTTCCACTGCGCGCGCCAAAGGAATTCCGCTGGATCGCCAGTGGCTAGAAAGTGAATGGTGCGTGTCTCACCGCGCGCTGCCGCCATGACACTCTGCACGGCGCGATTCCAAATGAGTTTATAGACCTTGCGATCTACCGCGCTCCAGTCTTCATCGGCAGGAAGAGTGGTAGCCTCGATATGAGTTGGACGAATGGCCTCGTGGGCCTCCTGCGCTAAAGGCTTCGCGGCCCCAGTCACCTTCTTGACCTTGAGCACAGCCTTGGTCTGGGTGGATTGTGCCAAGTATTCGGCCCCGAAGGCCTCCGTGACCCAATCCCTAGCAGCCGCCGCTGCCTCCTCCGAAAGAACTGCCGAATCCGTGCGCATGTAGGTTATATGTCCCGCCTCATAAAGGCGTTGGGCGATTTTCATCGCCGATTTTGGCTGAAGACCCATGGAGGCGGAAGCCTCCTGCTGAAAGGTGCTGGTGATTAGGGGCTTTGGTGGGGACTCTGTAGTAGGTTTCGTGACGGCCTCCGTGATGGTAGCATCCGGATCATTACAGAGATTCTCCATATAGTTCTTGGCTGACTCCTCGTCCTCCAGATCCTCTGTCATGTGGGCTTCAAAGGTATAAGCATCAGCATCTCCCGTGTTCCAAGACCCCTTCACCTTCCATGCCGTCGACTGAGTGAAGCCGGCAATGGCCGTTTCCTGATCCACCAGGATTCGGAGAGCGGGTGTCTGACACCGGCCAGCAGAAAGTGACTGTCCGACATACTTCCATAGAAGAGGAGAGATGGTAAATCCGACCATCATATCGAGCACCGCTCTAGCCTGCTGGGCATGCACTCGATTCATATCAAGGCGGCGAGGGGTCGCTACAGCCTTTGTCACAGCCTCCTTGGTGATTTCATGAAAGACCACACGGGGCGTGGTGGCCGGATCAAGTTTCAAGAGCACGGCAACTGAATAGGAGATGGCCTCGCCCTCACGGTCATCGTCCGACGCCAGATAGACCTTTGACTTTGCCGCCACCTCTTTGATCTGCGCAATCGCCTTGGCCTTATCCTTCAGAAACTGGTAACGGGGCTCAAAATCCCGTGTGAGTCCGATGGCGTCAAGATCTTCATCGAGCGCCCGAATGTGACCCATGGTCGCAATAACACGCCAACCGGCACCCAGAAACCCTTGAATCTTGGAACATTTTGCAGGAGATTCAACGATGAGAACGGACATTGCTTACTGAGTTCGACTAGTATTATTTGAACAATTTTAGTGGTGCGCACCTTATAGAAATGTCAGCCGACAAGACTTCTACAGAAGCACGACCTTGTCGTATTATGGATGACACAGAACTTGAGGGACTTCAATGGCGAAGAGATGCCAAGGAGTTGAAACTCAACACCATCTTTGGGAATCCTACGCAGAAATTTCCGAGCGCCTTTCTCAAAGAGAAAAAGGAAAAGGAAAGAAAGGAGCGAGGGAAGAATTAATTTTTCGATGAGAGTCGTGTATTATAGAAATGCTGATTCATATATCCACCCGCAGTTTCGCGGAATCCCTGGCTTCTATACCAAGCCCTGATGCGTTCCGACTCGACTGGATAGAGGTGTATAGACTGACGCAGATCTCTACAAATGTCTAGGATGTGTCCGAGGAGTTTAGATCCGAGATCCTGGCCGCGAAAGGCCGAATGGACTGCCAGATAATCGAGATATCGATTCGGCCCATTTCGTTTTTGAAATGAGACGATGGCAAATCCAAGAAGTAGACCCTTTGTGGAAAAAATTCCCAGGCTATCGGGGACCGAACGATCCCTCCAAGAGTCTTCGCAGTTTTTATCCGCATATTCTGGACCCTTAAAGGCCTCGTAAAAAATATCTTTTACCGATTTGTAGTCACTGGGTGTTAGTGGGCGGATCACGGTTTGCATGGCATTAATTTCTAATTCATTGAGGGTTTATTAGTTTGGAGAATCCAGGGTGAGGAAATAGGTCTTCTGCTTATCATAACTGTTAAGTGTAATCTTAGAGTTGACATAATCTAGTTCGGCCATGAAATCGAGATCATGGTTCGAGGAAATCTCCTGCGCCATTCCAAGTTCCTCCATAAAGATGAGCGCCCTGATGACATTCTGCGTGAAGGCCACCGTCTTAGTCTTGGACATGCGAAACCCTTCGTCCGCCTCAGAAATCGTGAAACTGTCGTGATGCACTTCATCATGGGCTGAAAATCCATTAATCTCGTCAATCAACAGATTCGGCTCGAGAATCCGCTTGACAAAGAAGGTGAAGATGTCAAAGGTCTTCGGATCCGTGGGAACAGCCGTCCAATACAGGGTAATGCCAGACATGTTTGTAGTCATATATATAACAGGGCGTTTTATCAATTTTTTACGCAGCAGTCGAAAAATTGACGGCGCGCCTACTCAAAGGGGTAGGCACAGAAATGCCTCTTTCCACCAGTTACCGCCAGCACCCCCTGCGCTGGTTTCTCGAGCCGACGCGCGTGGGTGGGCAGGCGCGCTACCGCGGTCGTAATGAGCGCGATGATGTCATGGTCTTCGTGCCTGAGCACCAGCGCGACTATGTCTGGAAACTCGACAAGCAGCAGAATCTCGTCCGCACGGTATTTAGCGGCTATCCGATTCCGTCCATCATGGTGACCCAGGATGAGCGCAATCGCTACAGTATTCAGGACGGCCAGCAGCGCCTTGAGACCTTCTTCCGCTTCTACACTGGCGAGTTCTCCTTTGACGGTCGCCACTACGACGATATGACCGATGCTGAGAAGAAGCAGTTTCTCGACTACGTCGTGCCGATCATCGACACGACGGGGGCGACGCTTGAGCAGGAGACGGAGATCTATGATCTGCTGAACCAGGGTGTGGCGCTGTCCGATGGTGAGAAGTTCTGGAACCGCCGCTCCAAGGCCCTCGTGCGTGTGGCGGAGGAACTCCTCATGACGCGGGGCTCAGGGCTGCATGCGGCGGCCATGGAGGTCTGGGGTGACTATCTGGCCGGTGCTGATAAGCGCCACAACAAGTTGTCCAATGCCATGGCCTATGTCTGTGGGGCGGCCTTCGGCCCGGATCACATCTCAACGTCCTATCACCGACTGGCAGGCCTGCTGGAGGCGCGACCGAACGCCGATGGGACTTACACGCCCATCGCCGTCTGGCTGATCACTCGGCGCCTGGAGACTCTGCTCTCAATCTACAAGGCGGCGGATGCCGTTCAGCCCTGCGACACTCCTACGAAGAAGAAGGCGCAGTGGAAGATTGGCCTCTACTCGGGCTACATTCTCTATAGTATCATCTATGCAGAGTCTGACCCAGATATTATGGGGCAGATCAAGCAGAACTGGGTGGATTTCCTCGTAGCCGTGCGCCGGCGCCCCTCGGTGGTCTCTCTTCTCTACGCGGGCATGGCGAAGTCGAATAATATCACGGCCGAGCGTCTACAGAAGGGGTTCGCCAATCTACTCGACATGGCGGATGGGGATTTCCAGGGCGCAGGCGACGAGGAGATTGTTGAGGAGGAAGAGGAGGAGTAGGGCTATAAAAATTGCATATACACAACGCGTATTATTTTTTAAGGCTAAATGTCAAATCCTCACTCCGCATATATTGACAAACGCATCGCTGACCTCAAAAGGGGGGTGAGATGGAATACGAAGATCACCGATACGAGCCACGAAGATCTGATTGCAGATTTATCAACAAACATCTGCACAAATCTCATCCAGAAGACCTTTACGAAGTCGTATTTGGAAAAACATCCCTGCCCCTGCAAGCAGCCATCAAAGGAGAGGTGTCACGGAATCAATGAGGAACGCCCTCTTCTGCTAAAAAAGGCGCTGGAACGTGTCTATCCAGATCGCTCCGCAGTAGTGTCTCTAAAGGATATTCTTGTCGCCTTTCTTGAAGAGCACAAGGACACGAAGTTCGCGCTGAAATGCTCTGCCTGTCACAAGGCCGAGAATCTTACAGCACCAGTTCCTGAATAAAGATCTGCTGATCGTAGTCATGAATGTTGGCGACTAGGATACCCTCCTTGACCTTGGCCATCTCATACTCCTCGATTTTTCCAGGGAGTAGGGGCTCTACACTATAGTTCTCTGAGTTGAAGTAGGCATCGTTCACGATATTGATATGCTTGATCACCAGCGAAAGAGCCTCGCCGAAGTTCGTGTAAGCCTTGGGCCAGACCTTCTCATTATCGTAGATTACATACACGGGCATTTTTGTTATGAAAAGCCGAAGGCTGTGTATGTTCAATTTTTAAGCAGTTGAACGTTTAAGTTCATAATAGTATTGTATGGATTCTAGATGATATTGACATATCTTGTCAGATTCATTATATGTCCTTCCTAAGACAATATCACTATATTCATGCCTATAGTGGTTTAACAATTCTTTATATATATTTCTATATTCTTTCCCATAGAAGAAGATATAGTAATCAATATACTCATATTTATCCTTATGAATTGCCTGAGATTCAGCAATATGATTTGCTTTTGTGTGTGCCTCTAAATGCGCCTTTGGATGAGCGTATTTAGTATACATCTCATTTTCTGCTTCAATACATATTACACACTCTGTAGGTGTTTTCCCATCATGTATATTTTCTCTATCATACCACATTATTTCGCCATATTCGGCATTCATATCTTTAATATTGAGATATCTATCGCCAATAAAGTCGGAATCTTTAGACGCACGAGACATTTGTATAGTATATGATTACGATTCGATTGTCAAATTTTTAATACGCGAACATCATGCCCGCGCGCCCGCCATACACTCGAAAGATGTTATACGTCTCGGCCCACACGTAAATCAAGTAGCGAGGCACCGCCGTGGCCTCGCGGCCCGCAAAGGGCTGGAGTTCCAAGCGCAGATTGATATTCACGATCTTGTCCAGATTCGCCTCGCCACACGGCTGTGACGGTGCCAGAAGACCCGACTGAAACGCAAAAGGGAGATTATACATGTAGCGATTCACCCACGGCGACTTCCGCTGTTCTAAGCCAGGGATCAGCGAGCGAAAGACCGACGGCGAGCCTGTCGTATAGCGATATAGATCTCCTTCATAGATGAGTTGAATGGCCGAAATCGGCTCCGAATCCCGATAGACGAAGGCCGGCACGAGATCGGCATGGACCCGTGTGCCTATCTGTGAGGCATTCGGCCACCACGGTGTGACCGGCGTATCGGCGCCCGAGACGTCCCGTGTGGCCAGAAAGGGGGCATTCCACGTCGGCGACTCATAGCGCTGCGCGTAAAAAAACAGATTCCGCGTCGGATTGCCGACCTTCAGATAACAGTTCACATCGCGTGATCCCCTCGTATCAACCGGATCGAAGGCGTAGTGCTGCAGAATGGGCACTTGTATGTCGGCCAGACGGAATCTGTTCGCCTCCGCACGGTCTAAATAGACATATTCCGCCATGAAATACGTGTCACCCATATTCTGAAGGTCCTGCGCCGTCGGCATTGTTATACCAGGCACAGTTGAAACCCGGGTGGCCTGGCCCGGAATCCCGTTAAGACCCGAGATATCCGTGCCAGCGGGGTCAGCATAATAGAAGGGTGAGGACGCAATAGGGAAATAGGCCTCGGCACCCGCAGGAGTCGTCTTGAGATTCGCGATGCTGCGTTGAGCCGTGCTGACATATAGAGTATTCACGGTATTGAAGGTAATGCGAAGACGGACTGTATCCGCCTGAATGGCATCGACGGGTAGAAAGGTGCCGGCATCGCCGCAGGAGAACCAAAAGGGGAGAGGTGTCACAGCCTGAGTGACTGAGTCGCGCCCGAAGACACCTGGCTTAAATGCGGAGGAGTCTCTCGGAAGCAATTTGTCCATGAGGCTGACCTTTTCCAAGGGAGTATAGAACTCGTCCATGATCTCTAGCAGACGACCGTCAATCTGCTCGACACGGGTGCCTCCGATTTCAATGGTGGCTTGTTGCAAGAGGGCGTGGCCGACAGAATTCGTCCAGCCGAAGGTGGGGCCCACGAAGGTCTTATTGTTTTGTTTGCACCAGGCCATGGCGGCTGTTTGCTGCGTCGTGATATCTGGCATGTTTGTCACCATATAGAGTCTCGATAGGAGTTGTCCCTTGCGCGGGAGCGTGATAGTGGCCGTGGTGCCCATGAGAGGACGAATGTCGAAGTCGAGGCGCGTCCATTGGGTCGTGAAACGGCCGGCACGGATGAAGGCCTTCACGAAAAAAGCGGGATTGGGCCGGCCCTTTTGACAGATAAATCTGGAATCTTGTATGCCTCCGTAGACCACTCGTAAGAGGGCGGCTACCATCTCTTTGGAGTTGATACAATCTGGGGCTTAAGCGGGGCCTTCGGCTTATGGCCGCCTTCGGCTTAGCCCTTCCACTTCCAAGATGCCCTCCAGACAGGTTGCATATATTTGTCTTCGCCATGACTCGTAAATTCAGTGTCTGGAAATAGACGAGCCAGTTCTCTCAAAATATACTCTGGTTTCTGATGACGCTCGATATGGAAATCACAAAAACTTAGACCCTTCAATGCCTCGGCGCGAATCTGCTTGTAAATATTATTCACAGTTTCTCTATACGGCAGGACTCGTAGGTCGCTGGCAGTCATGACCGCAAGATCACTATACATCTCTAGAGGCTAGACAGTGTAAAATTTTAAGCCTGTGTCTCTTCAAAGGATGCATGCAACTCGGAGACGCGCCATGTTGGGGTGCCTTCACCTTCGAATATAAGAAACACAGTATTCATGTGCCGGCCTTTCTGAATTCTGTGGCAAGATATAAGCCCGATTCCTTTTGGAACTGGCTAATCAAAAAAGAGGGCCTTTCATACATTGTCATGACCTATCAGCACATGTTTGAGGAGGAACTCTCTTAGCCATAGCGATAGTAGTGGGCATCATCGGCCTCTTCCTTCTCATCCGACTCGAAGATCCAGCCATCGTTCACATGCCAGTAGCCAGTCTCAAAGGGGCCCTCCTCTGGCACAGCATATCTCGGAGCCGACCAATAGAAGGGGGAAATCGCGGGAAGGCGAAGAGTCACCTTGCCCCCATTGAATTCAAAGCACCTCGCCTCCTTCACGCGATAATGCACAGCATCATTGAGCGTGGGCTTCACGACCCAGCGCATGAAGGTGCCGTCCTCTTGCAGCCGAGTCACCTCGTCGCTCGGATACCAAGTCGTAGTCTCTCGACCCGTGGTGCGAACGGCGAAGCCATTATCCAGATGCTCCCTCTCGGCGGATGGAAGAACAGGGAGCATGGCCATCATGTGAAAGGTCTGCGAAGAGAATGGGAACGTCACCTCAACGGTCTGATAACAGGAGTTCATTTTGATACTTAGCATTGTGAAAAAACGCCGTGTCAATTTTTCATTTCTATGGCGCTAGTAAGATGGAGCCCCAACGTGGCGGTGGTGTTCCCAAAATCATACACCAGATATGGATTGGAAAGGCTCCGAGGCCCGATGAGTGGATGGATACAGTAAAAGAGTTCGCGGCTGCGCACGGCTATAAGTATATGTTGTGGAACGAGGGTGACATAGGAGAACTTGGCATAGACTCCGTTCCAGGAGTCCATGAGGTGTATAAGAGTTTTGGCCACGAACTCGCGGGAAAGGCCGATATCATTCGTATGCTGGCTCTGTATAAATATGGCGGGATCTACATTGATGCTGACTCCGTCATTATGAAGCCCGAGAAGTTCGCGGCTTTTCTGGAAAAGAATCGCGCGGCCGTTTTTTTCGGTTGGGAGAATCTCACGAAGGCCAGAACACGGAAATTGGGAAACATTGATCCCGGGGTCAAGAAGTCACTGCGAATGGTGGCGAATGGTCTGATTGGCACACAGAAGGCGCACCCTTTTTTCAAGCGGCTGCTAGAAGGTCTTGGAGAGAATGTGGCCTCGCTAGAAGAGGAGGATAAGAAGGCCGCCTGGAAGGCGGTGGGACCGCACTATGTCACGCGCGTCTACTCACAGACACGGAAGGAGTTTCCTGATGTCCATGTCTATCCTATGAAGTATTTCTATCCTCGGCACTGGAAGGGGATCACGGACCCTGAACTCCATAAGAAGGTATCGATCCCTGGACAGAGTATGTTGTTTCAATATGGATATTCGACAAACTCCTTCGACAAGATATTCAAAAAGCGTCAAGCGAAGCGCCTGACGCGGAAGAATTCTAAGGACTAGTTAGGGATGAAGGCATATCATATATTCTTCTTGGTGCTAAAAATACTTATTGTAGTGCAATTCACATTTGTAGTTTTTAATAGGGGAACGTTACATTCTAAGGAGTATTTGATTACGGAAATTATCTTCAAAACGGGTCTAGGAATCTTTATAGAGTATTTAATGTTTTGGCGGCCCATGAAGTGTTTGGACTTCGAGGACAGACTTGTACTCTCCTTTGCGGGATGGCTACTTCTGGCCGACGCCTACTTGAAGGATTTGCCGGCTCTGATACAGATTTTCACGACATCCTCTTCAGAAAGTCCCTCACATTAAGATCATAGCAGTTATAATCGATCATAGAGAGTTGGGAAGTGATGACAGAATTCGTGATAGAATCACGGATTCTATCCGAACGAATAAGAGTATCACCCTCTAGCACCGAATATCGAGCGGTAACCGGTGTTAGGGGAGGAGCGAGAATGAGTAGGCTCGAGGCGTGCAGCAACTCGCGGGCGCTTGGATTCTTTAGAGTGATGTTAAGGGAGACAATCAGGGAACGGGACATTTCTACAATGTGTGAAGGGGGCCGCGGGCTCAATTTTTCAAGTATTCTGCATACGTTAGTTTAAACACCTTGACATATGTCTTTGTAGAAATGTTTAAGTTTATTCTGGGCGCCCTAGGTCTCTTCACTGCGCACAAGATTCTCTCCGATGTCACACGGGCCGACAATACCACGGTGACCGGTATCTGCACGAGTTTCCAACTCGCCCCTGGCACCGGTTGCGATTGGATGTGCAACTACTGTGCCCTTCATGTGGGGGCCAGTTACTATTTTACGGATGGTGTTTGCACTTATCAGAGCGGTGGCTGTGTTGGATCGCCGCTGGTCAATAAGACTTACACCTGTTGCTCGACGCAGCGGGAACTTTAGTTGTAGACTAAATTCGGCACCCCCTTCCTTCGACTTGTGGGTAATCTACAGATTTATATGTTTTATCTTTTGATGCATTAAAAGATAAAACATACTTCTTGATTTCTCATTCTAGAGCGCATAGTTTTCACTCATCCTATATATGAATACGCTATGCGTGAGGCGAATCACTTCCGAACAGCCTTACCCTTCAGAACCAGCGCATAGAAGGGATAGTAGAAATAACTGAATATAAAGGCTAGCACGGCATAGACTGCCGTAAGACCCCCACCCGTTCCCGCAGCGACGTTGTAACGATACGAAAGGGTAGCCGCGCCGACAGAGAATGAGATGACAAAAAATATATAGATCACGACGACGGCGAGAGAGAGTCCCTGGGGCTCCTCGTTAGTAAAGGACTCCGTGCTCGTGTTCGCAAGCGCATTTCCAACTCTGCCGAAGTATTTTTGAACGGATTCCATGTCTATATAGGGGCGAGAATAAAGGGCCCCCTTAGTCCTCGAACATCGGGTTCGCCAAGCCATTCTCGAATCGCATCCAGTTCAGACCAATACAGAAGACCTTGACCTCCCAGGACGCATCCAGGACCCCACCAGGCGGCATCACATCGAGCGTTAACCGCAGCGCATTCAAGCGACTCGCATTTAGAGACCCTGAAGGCTGGTGCTCACCGGGCGACTTGGCGAATGAATACCCATAGATAAAGCGCGAATAGGCCGCGAAGCCTCCACGATGCCCCGAAGCGATTCCTTCGCGATAAAACTGCTCATCCGCATCACATAACACGGTTCCATTCGCCTGTATGATAGCACTTTGCAGCATGGGCTTGGTAGCCAAGCGTGCGTTCCATTCTGATTCCAGCACTCCTGTAAAGTTCGTCCACTCATTATTGATGCTAGTGCCCTTGCGCCGAACGAACCAGAGAATCTCCTCAATAGGGTGATTCGCCTCCAGCGGTAGTTGAATCCGAATCGCGTCCTGGCGCCGTCCTATACTATACTTCAGTGGCTCGTCGAAATAGAAGGTCTGGACCTGGCGGTGCAGAATCTCAAACGGTTCGTGTAACATCTTTGACCGGTAAGAACCATCCACAATGGCTCCATAGGTCAAGAGTTGCACGGACTTGAAAGGAGGTGCGGCGACACTCCAGTCGCCTGTCACAGAATTCCAGATATTATTTCCATAGGTGAGATTGAAGAGGGGCGGACCCGCATCCGGTGGAGGTCCCAGTCCAGAGCGCCAGGCCGCCGGCACGCCGTCCCAATAGTAGTATTTTGACCGCAGGGCAGGCAGATCCAGTGGGTTCGGATCCTTGTAGGCAATATTAAAGGGGGGTGGGCGCGGGCTCCATTGCTGTGTGGACGCAGTCCAGTTATAGAGGGCATCAATGGTGAAGGTAACAGGAGGAATCGTATCCCAAGAGGCACGCTCTGTCTCTGCAGAATAACTCCAACTGTAGATACGATCATCATAGGTATATGTAAAACTAAAGGGAGGAGGAATGTCCCAGGCTCCGCGGCGAACGCTCGTATCATAGGTCCAACGACAGCCAGTGAAGGTAAAGGACACCGGTGTTGGAGGAGGGACCGAGTTGCAGGTATCACGGAAGCCGCGCATCTGTCGCACGCAGTCCGAGAAGGGTCTTAGCGTAATATGAATCTTCACATTGCCCTCGCGCACGGCTATCATAGGAAAGGCCTCACGCAGCCGTGTCCGCATGAAAAAGAAGGGGAGAACACAGTTCAGATTTGCGTTCTCTATAGGGAAGAGGCTCGGCGCGCGAGTGGGGCTTATGAGTCGCGTCATAGGGACCTGTCCTAGATGATCATAGGCGATGCCAACCTGTGAGTTATAGTCTGGAAAGAGTGCGCTAAAGACCTGGATGAAATCGCCGTCGATGGTTTCTAGAGTCTTCCCGTCAACCTCCAGTTCGGCCAATTGAATGATACTCGTTCCCAGACTATTGGCGTATTCCCATGCATTGGCTCTGTCTTGGTAAGTGAGTTTGCCCGCTGCGAATACATTCTGTGTCTGTGCGTCAAGCCAATGGTCCAAGCGAATCTGTAGGACAGTTCCTAGCAGCAGGTCGCCGATTGATATGGATCCCATGTCAAAGGTGAAACGCTGGCCGAAGGCGCCTGGGCCACGGAGGGCCGTTTCCTGCACGACCGGTGCAAAGGGTAGCAGTCGCCGCTCTTGGTCTCTCGTGAACCATGTAATCTCTGTGCGAAGAGGAAACATGTCATTTTCCTGTATGTCACGATTTGTCAGATCTAGCAGAGTCACAATCGGTCCTGCAGCCTTCGGGTCGTCATTGATTGAAGAACTATAGGTGATTTCGCTTAAATCATCGCTTGTTCTTATGTTACGCGCCTTGTCTTTTGTCGTGGGTGTATTGGCGGACTTGTCACCGTCTAAATAGAGAATCGAGCGTCCCGAGCCTGAGCCCTGCGTATATGCGGATCCGGTGGTGGGCACAGGAGGTCCAGAAATAGATCCCACGCCATAGGATCCCAGCGACCCACTCCCAAGTCGAAAATCTCCTAGACCCGCTAGCCAGGCAGCACCCGCAGATCCTGCGGCCTGTATGGTCGCCTGTTGCGCCGTCATAGGCTTGGACCCTGAGCCCGCATTCATAAGACTCTGTAGGTATTGGCTAACATCTCCCACAGTCGGTGTTGAGGAAGGGGCGGGTCCGGAATTCGCCGGGTTTGTCTGTGAAGTCTGTCCCGTCGTAGGATTGACATAGATCTGTTGCCCCTGCGCATTCGTTGCCACTCTCCAGGAGCCCTGTGAATTTGTCTGCGTAGTGGGTCTAGTTGCCAGCCAGGCCGCATTCGCCGCCGATGCCGTTGCCACCGCCTGCTGCCCTACCTGTGTCTGAAAGTTCGGAGCAGACGGCGAACCTCTATTGAGGGCCTGAATCTGACTGCCCCACCAACTCGGGGCAGATCCGGCCTGCTGATATGCGGCGGCCGCGGCCTGTAATTGTGCCTGTGTAAATGCAAAGGGTCTCGACCCACTCATCTGTTTATCAGACCCTTTTGCTTTTAGACCTAAACCTTCGTATTATCCAATATAGTATATGCTCCCGCTAGGAGTCGGGGGCGCCTTTTATATTAATCTAGATCATCGCACAGATCGACGCGCAGAGATTGAGGCAGAGTTGGATCGTATAGGAATCACCTGTGAGCGGTTTCCCGCCATCAAATATGATCCTGGCATCGTCGGCTGCAATTATTCGCACATAGCAGTCTTAAAAGAAGCACAGCGCCGTGGATACGAGTCCGTGCTTATTTTTGAGGACGACTTTCAGTTTCTAGTCGACAAGGAGACCTTCTGGTCCATTATGGCGGAAACTGCGAAGAATGTATCATATGACGTAGTCATGCTCGGATACAATATGCGCGAATCAAAGGAGCATTCCGAGCACCTCGTGAAAGTCGTCGAGGCCCAGACAACTTCTGCATATATTGTTCATTCGAGCATGTATACCCCTTTAATCAATCTCTGGGAAATGGCTACCGAGAGGCTGATTAAAACGGGAGAACACTGGGTCTATGCGCTCGATCAGATTTGGAAGCGTTTGCAGCCTTCGAGTAATTGGTATGCAACCAAGGTCCGTATTGGTCTTCAGCGCCCTTCATTCAGTGATATCGGGCAGAAGTTTTCAGATAATCAGTGTTAATTACCGTATTTAAGGACACCGCGGTCCTTTTCTATGGTGTAAAGCGCCCAGGAATCGACTACCGCCGTCATCTCTGTGCTTGGCGCAGCCAGCACCGTATCATTGGCCACTGCACTCAAGGAAGTATACAGCGTCGGACGATCCGCCGTTGTGAAATTCACCGTGCCCTCTGGCTGCCTTTCCCAGGGTGCTCTTCTACCCCGAATATCTCCCAAATCCCAGTTCATCTCTCCAATCCCTGCCCCGGGATCACGATCCTCCTTTGCGTGGTGCGCAAGAAGATTCCATACGAATGGCGTAAAAAGTGTCTCACGATCCCGAGATGCAATAATAAGAGATTGGTTGTTGTAATATTCTCCACCGGATATGTCGGCTGCAAAGGCCCAGCGACGACCGGTGCGAAGATCATTCTGACTCCGGAAGAACCAGATGAGGCGGGAAGCCGGATGCTGCCCATCCACTCGCTCAGTAACAAGGGCCGGAACGCCGCGGACAAGAGGGGCATATTCCGCCGGGCCGAAGGTGAAGGAGTTTTCATACAAACGGGAAAAGGGAATCTCAAGCGGGGCAGAGCGAAGTGCCAGTTGCGTTTCGCCGTCTACGTAGGAATGGCGTGTTTCGAGTTGCAGAGTCGGGGAAGGAATCGCATTCCGCTTCAATGCTAAAAAGGTGTTCGCGCCACTCCGAAAGGTGCGTGTCCAGGGTTTCGGGGCCGTCGCCGTAGGCATAGAACTTTCCACCAGTTCTTCTAAGGGGCGAATCTCCAGACGTAGTTTAAATGGCTGCTTCCGCATGGCAATACTGGGAAATCCGTTGCGACCTCCCATGAAGGGGAGTTCGAGGCGGAGGCGGGGAGGTGTGGCCGCCGCGCCTATGGAACTCGGAGTCCCGTCGTGCCATCCGGTCAAGAGATTTTCCAGATATCCGGAATTCAGACTTCCACGGGCGGCGCGCAAGGCAAAGAGAGCATCCCCAGTGATTTCTTGCAGAAGAAGTTTATCCTGGAAGATCTGAATCTTATTGAACATGAAATATGCGATTCCATTCGTATATCCGTAGGATTCTCCGGTAACGGCATCTACAACCGGATTGAACGGATTATTGGCGGCAACTTCAGGTGGAAGCCAGGAAGGAAGATCAATCAAGACCGTCGGGCGAAAGAAGATGTCTCCCGCAGTTTCGAATTCGAATTCACAACTCCGCCCGAACTCCGCGCCGTTCAGGGGAGGAATCCTACGGAGTTCCTGAATGCTCGGAGGAATGCGATCATACCGATTCTCAAAAGGATTGATTGTCTTTTCCATGTCATCTCCGAAAAAGTATGTGTCCTTGTTTCCACGACTGATCGCCTCGTATAGGGCTCCTTCTGTTCGGAGACCCGCACGAGTCGAGGCCATTCTGTAGAGGGGTAAGAGAGTGCTTCTAGGTGACCGCCTTTAGAGCAATACCGGCGGCCTTGTTATCCTCCTTCGGAAGAGAGACCTTCGCCACACGATTGTAACGGGGAAATTCCACCTCCGTCTCAACGGCCTCCCCGTCTTCTACCCACTTTCTCATGACATCCTTCACCTCATTGTATCCCTTGTCGAGTTGATTGAAGCCGACGCGACCAAGTTCCTTCAACAGGCGAATCGTCTCTTTTACACGGTCCTCCTTCGACTTATCGGGCATATACATGTCACACAGCGTCGCGTTTAGGTCATAGGGTAAATTCTGAATTAATAGAGAAGTGTATGGAATTTGTAGTTAATGTTTCCTTTCAAGAGCCGGATCCTTCCCCACTGATTGCGCAGATTAGGGCCCAGAATTTGCCTCTAGTGATTGTTTGTCCGAAGCCGGCGACTGCGGCCCAGGAGAATTATCTGAAATTGTTCGAAGAGTTTCGCCCGGTGTTTCGCTATTCCGACGAGGTAGAAGAGTCGGATTTATACGCCCTTGACATTCCTACAGAGCCCTTTACACCCGTTTCAGGAGAGTTCTTTCAGAGTCTCTGCGAATACAGTGTTATAGACCGCTATACACGGGGCATCGACTATGTCATGATGGACTATGTTCAGAAACCTGAGAGACAGTTAGTCATAGAGGATGAATGGCCAGCCGAGGTCTTTCAGGCAACCTCCCTCTTTGTCTATCCGACTCCCGAACACGGTGCAGCCCGCCACGTCTTTGCGCACTCCTGGCCTAGACTAAAACTCATTATTTTTCACAATTCCGACTATAATGTTGATTACGAGGGACTCGTTCCCTTCTTAGAGAGTCATCCGAAGGTGTATGTCTGGGCACAGAATTCCACGCGCTGGCATCCACGTGTTCGACCACTTCCTATAGGGGAGCAGAACCGCGTTTGGCGCGGGGGCAATGCCACCTATGAGCCACCGAATACCGTCTCACGTTCTCCTGTGCGCGATATAAGGATCTTGGCCCCTCATTGGAGTTTCACGAATGACATGCGCATCATATGGACTCGACAGGTGCTTGTTCGCGATGATATTGTGGTAATGCCTTGCCTAGATAAGGAGGAATATCTGGAAAAAATCACACAATGTCGGGCCCTAGTCTGCCCCCCTGGAAATGGTTATGATACGCATAGATGTTGGGACGCGCTTACCAAGGGTGCCTGGGCGATTGTTCATGATAATGAGCATACACAGACACTCTTGGAACAATATCCCTCACTGCACTTGATACCGGTGGAGGATATGGAATGCCCTATAGAGATTCCTGAAGGGCTACCGCCCTTTCACCCCATGCTGCTTCGAGAGTTTTGGCGGATTCTTTTCAGAAGTTATACAGATCAAGTTCCTCCTTGACGCCGTAAATGACGTCACTTACATTCTTATACTCATGCGTATTTGCAGTGTGATTCGTGTAGATGAAGTCCATTCGTAGATCCCAGCCGCATTTGGCCTCGAGAAGAGCGAGATAGTGTCCAGTCTTTAAAGGGAAATTTGTGCCGAGATGGAAATACTCACGGCGTGTGGAGTTCATCAAGTAGGTTGATAGCATGGTAGTTTCTACCCTGTTACCAACTTTTTCAAATTTATTTTTGGGTTTCTAGCCCTGGCATCCGCATCCTGTTCGCGCACAAGTGTTACAGACCTGGGCTCCCGTTGTCACCTGTTGCCGAATCTCATAACTCGGGTAGTTCACGACGCAGTTCGTGATAGAACTGCAGGTCGAATAGTTACAGGCAGCCTGGGTCTTGAGAATCGTATTGCGGTAATACACATAAATCTCCTTGGCCTGTCTCTTGCGTAAGATATCACTCGAATCCATCCTAAAGATAGGGCACAGATTCTTTGTAGGAATGTGTGGAATCTGGTTCTGCACTGGGGTAACGCCTCCCGAGACCCTTAATCTTGTTCGTCGTCTAGGAGCCCGTGGCCCTGAAGGTGCACGCACCGACTATGTGTCTGGCATGGGAACTCTCGGATTTACGCGGCTGGCCATTAACGGACTCGACCCTGCGGGAATGCAGCCCATGAAATCGGAGGATCTAAAATGGGTCTGCAACGGAGAGATTTACAACTGGCGGGCCCTTGCTGCCGAGTATGGTCTGGAGAACAAGTCGGGATCAGACTGTGAGATTCTCGGGCAACTCTATGAGGTCTTTTGTAATCGTGGCATCCCTTTGGAGGGATTCTTCAGGGCCCTGGACGGTGTCTTTGCTATGGTGATCGTGGACGAGGAGAGACAGCAGGTTGTCGTGGCGCGGGATCCCTATGGTGTTCGTCCTCTCTATATGTGTCGGACCTGTGATGGGCAGGCGGCCTTTGCCTCGGAACTCAAGGCACTTCCTATATGTGATACCGCGGAGCCCTTCCCCCCTGGCTCTTATTCAGTGATTCAAATTGGTTCAAGAACTCGGCTTTCAGCACCCGTCCAGTATCACACGGTGCCCTTCTTGAAGAATCCGGTATATTCATGGGAGGGAGCCGCAATAAATGCAGTGCGTGCGGGGCTAATAGCGGCTGTGAAGAAGCGCATGATGACGGAGCGGCCTGTGGCGGCTCTGTTGAGTGGGGGGCTCGATAGTAGTTTGATTGCGGCCCTCGTGGCCAAGGAACTTGCGGAGGCGGGGGCGCCGCCTCTGCAGACCTTTAGTATCGGTATGAAGGGGAGTTCAGATTTGGCGCATGCGCGACTCGTGGCCGAGTGGATCGGCTCGAAGCACACGGAGGTTGTTCTTACGGCGGATGAATTCTTCGCGGCTGTTCCTGAGGTCATTCGTTGTCTGGAGTCCTATGATACGACAACGGTGCGGGCCTCTGTAGGGAACTGGCTTGTGGCGAAGGCCGTGGCTACCACTGATTGCAAGGTCGTGTTTAATGGTGACGGGGCCGATGAGGTCTGGGGCTCCTATCTCTATTTCTATTCGGCACCATCGGACCATGCCTTTGAGGCGGAGTCGGAGCGACTTCTGCAGGATATTCACCTGTTCGATGTGTTGAGGTCGGATCGGTCTATCTCCTCGCACGGCCTGGAGCCGCGGACACCCTATCTCGATAGGGAGTTTGTAGGATTGGCCAAGAGTATTGCTACTGAGTTGCGGCGGCCAACTGCAAATCGCTGTGAAAAATGGCTGATGCGGAAGGCCTTTGAGGACCAGGGCCTGCTTCCTCCTGAGGTCCTGTGGCGTCGTAAGGAGGCCTTTTCGGACGGTGTCAGTGGTGAGAAGTCGTGGTATCAGATCGCACAAGAAAAGGCGGAGATGCTCGTGGGTGCCGAATGGCGAGCCGAGCAGACCTCAAAGACGGCAGAGCAATATTACTATCGCAAATGTTTCTTGGAGGCCTATGGCCCGGAACTGCAGCACGTGAATGTCCCGTATTTCTGGATGCCGCGGTGGTCGCCTGGTGTGACGGATCCTTCTGCGCGGACCTTGGCGAACTATTCTGTGCCATCTGACTCGATATCTGCCTCGTGACTATAATCAGTATAATACTGTAGGTGTGCAAGAGTTCCGACGAATATGCAAAGGCATGCATAAATGGTAAAGATGTCCATATGACCCATTGTCTGATAGAAGGCAGAGATGGTCAACCCTGCAACCATAATAGATAGACCCATGCAGAAACAGAAGGGGGGATAGACGGTGACATGATAGGGATAGCGATAGTTGTCAAGACCATACATGTTTTTCGTGATGGTCTACTTGGCGGGCAGGCCTTAAAATTTATTCGACGCGGCTTCGCCGCCGTCATTACTATGTCGCAATGCCTCGGGCGTCTTGTAAAAGACACAGTGGGTGTCGGGCTTTTATCCTTTGAAGATGGGAGCGTCTTTCACATTCCCTATCGATGTGAGCGCGTTACGCGAAATGGAGATCTGTGTGAGAACTGTTCCGAAAGAGAGAGAAAAACGATTGAGAAGGTGAGGGGCATTACGGGAACGACGATTAAGGGAATGCTACCATCCTATTTGAACGGGCGCGTCACGGAGCCGATTCCATTTTGGAGTCGGCTCTATGATGGGGCATGGTTCCGTCTAAAGATTGAGGCCGGATCTAGAGTTAGTGATAGTGTGATGGCAAAGGCGAAGAAGGCTGTTGCTGTGGCATATGAGGGTGTGACGACAGTAGAGCCACAGCCGATGCCTGGGAGCCGAAAGATCAAGTCGAAGAAGGTTGCAGACGCTCCTGTTGCGCCTACGCCTGTTGTCTCTACGCCTGTTGCACCTGCGCCTGTCGCGCCTCCTGCGCCTTTATCAAAAACCAAGAAGCGAGTCATAAAGCCGACGTCTACACAACCCGTGGCCATCATAGCCACAAAGGAACTCCCTGTAGAGGATACCAAGGAGATCCATGTGCGCCGTATTGAGGTTGATGGGCGTGAGTTATATTTCGATTCTCAAAAGGAGAAACTCTATGATCTGAAATTCAAATACATAGGGCGTCTCAAGAATGATGCAATCGTCCCCTTTCCAGATTCAGATGCAGATTAAGCATTCTGCATACTGTTCTTTTTCGCAATAGCGGCAAGAATGGCAGCAGATACTGAATAGGTTGTCGCTGCAGGCGAAACGGGTTGACCAACCTTTGTAGCGCCCGCAACAGTGGCGCCTAGAAGGGTATCGACCGCTTTGCTGGCTGTAGCACCCCCTCCCATACGAACCAGGCTGGGTATGACAGCTGCATCTGCAGTGGCTTGAAGCGCTCCTGCAAATACAGTCTGAGCCGATTTATTTTCGGTCAGCACCTTATGGCTATAGTCCGTGTTTGACATTCTATAGTGTTGTGTAGAAGTTAATTGCCCTCCGTGAAACGGGGGACACCGGCTATTATGCGTCAATGGAATCTTTTCCGAGATCCAGCGCCTTCCAAGAGACGGGGAACCGGCTCTCCAGAAGTTCGCAGACAGCCTTTGCATAGGTTTGGATCTCGGCCTGCGCATAGGGGCTCAGCCGTAGGTTACAAAGTCGGGCATAGGCCGCCAGCGATCCTGTCTCAATAAATTCCGTATACATCGACTGGGGAAGAACGCCACGCGCGACCTCGGGTGCGACATTCTTTTTAAGAAGACTGTCGTAGAAATCCAGGGCGAGCCCCTGGAATTCGGCGACCTCCTTGAGTGTCTGCTCATTTAACTCAATAGGTGTTGGCTTGGAGCCCTGCTTCTTATTCGTATCACGCTCCCGAAGTTCAGTCGGCACATAGCACTCTGGCGCCTCGTCAACATAGCGGCGAGACACCTCATTGCGAGCGAAGCCGACCGTGTGCCGAAACCATTCACGGGCCACATAGATTGGCATCTTGAGGCGGAAGCGCGCCTGCGGGTGAAAAAAAGGAGTATTGTGTTCATGCTTCGCAAGATAGGCAATGAGTTTTTCGTCGCGCGGCTCTAAAACCGCGGACTCCTTGGCGAAACTCACGCGCGCCGCATTCACTACTGTCAGATCATCGCCGAAGGTGTCCAGGAGTTCTACAAAGCCCTTATCTAGAACCTGAGTCTTTGGCATTCTATAGTATATTAGTCAGACGAGTTTAGACCTCAACGCCCTTCCAGTCCTGGGGAGCCGTCCAGACGCCGCGCACCCACTCCTTCTTGGCCTCGTCACTGCGCTTGTGCATCTTCTTAAGATCCTCCTCAGATGCCTTCGACCCGTCAATCGCATTCGGGTCCATGGCCAGAATACGCTTCCCTACGGGGCTGTCGCGGTGCGCCTCCAGAATACCCGTGAAAGTCGTCCACGGCGGGCGCGACGGCGTCGCATCACCCTGCTGCCACATCTTTGCAGGGTTTGCGCTCTTATCCTTCGGGTCAGGCAGAAGAATGGTCATGCGCGAATAGTCCATGACCTTCACGTCCTTGTTCTCGGCGACAGACTGATCAATCTTAGGGGCGGGCATTCGGGTTTCGTAGTGTTCGTGAAGGGTGGCACGGCGTTTCAATTTTAGCATAAAATATGTTGTATATCTAACAAGATGACATGGCTTCCTATAGGAGTATATCGGACCTTTCCATTACCCATTTTACCAATTCCACCGGTTCCTCCGAGAACTCTTTACAAGGGCCGTGTTGCACCAAGTTCTCTAAAGGTTTTGCCAAAGGTTTTGCCAAAGGTTTTGCCAAAGGTTGAAAAAATTGAAAAGGTGGCGTCACCCGAGTTAAAGTAGAAATGTTTCCTTCATGCCCCTGTGCGATCTGTTATGAGACGGATCACACGGTTGCACACTGTCCTGAGTTATCTGCAGAGTTGAAGGAGCCTGGGGCGCCTCAGCCTACGGGGCCGCGGGGGCAGGACGAAGACTAGGGTGAAGGCGCGCTCCCCTGGGTAAGGCGCTGCGTCAATGCCCACATGCCATCTACGGAGGCATTTTTTACCCACCAATCGCGGCAGGCGTTCGACATCACTGTCCAGCGCTCGCCCGTGATATCCGCCACGACCTTGCCTACCTCTTCAGGGGAGGCCACGCGGAGATAGTGAAGTCCCTCCTCAGGGGGATTCGCATAGTTGGACATATCAACCTCGGGTGCCACGATAGGAACGGTGCCCATGGCCATACACTCAATCTCGCGATGACACTTGTAGCCATATCCCGCGAGACAGAGGCCATATTTCGCCGCCGCGAGGCGCTCCAAATACTCTTCAGCGGTATAGGGATACTTGCTAAGCCCATCCACATGAATGAATTCCGAACAGGCGGTCGACCAATCGGCCGTCGTGCGCCGAGACTTCTGAACGGCATTTTCAGAGCGCCCATAAAAGACCACGGTTTGGTCCCGACTCTCCCAGGTGCGCTTGGGAAGGCCCGCAGCCACAGCGTTCTCAACAAGAGCGGGACGACGAGGCCAGAAAGACCATGGCTTACCGCCTGGCGGCGGCGCGGGATTTCCGAAGAGGGCTTTACGAAAGGTCTGTTCCCTTGGAGGAGCCTGTTCCCACCATTGATGAGTGGGCCGATCATAAAGCAGCGTATCACCCACTTCATAAAGCCAAACTTGGTGCGCGGGGCTTGGAACAAGATCCACATACCCTCTTTCAGCCCATAGGCTAGCGATTTCACGAAAAGAATCTCCTGCGTGGGCGTAAAAGCCGGTATGCCCCTTCGGCATGAATATCTTCGGCTTTTTAGCCGTTGGGGATCCTGTAGGGGTCCTGGAAGGCGGCTGGAACTCCCCGCGAATGGAGTCGAAGAGTTTCGCAACCAGGGCCTTCTTTTCCACGTCATTGGAGCCGCGGGGCACAATGGTCAAGCGGTGCTCCAGACCGGCAGCAGAGGCCAGATGCAAGAGACTGGCCGAGGGCTCCATCTCCGATTGAATGTCCCACAGGAAGGCCCCGCGAGGAAGGACCCAGGACCACGCCGCAAAGGACTGATCGAACATGATGGCACCCCAGGCCCCGCAGAAACTCTGTAGGATAGTTTCCAAGGAAGTGCGACCGGCCCAGACAATCTTTACGTCCAGATTATACATTTCTAACTCATGCTCTAACTCATCTGCCACCTCATCTGTAAGCCACTTTGCATCCACGACAATCACAAGACGCTTCCCTGCCGCTTCCTTCCAACCCATTCCTAGGGCATCGCGCAAGGCCTTCACCTCCTCCTGCGAGATAAAACCCTGAGGTGTATCCTGGTGCGGCCACATGGCCGCGGCGGAACACCATGTTTGCTGATTCTCATCACGGGAAAGAACAGGAATCTCTCGAGAGGGCCATGCGAACATCTTTAGAGTATCAACCATGGTCTCATTCTTTGAACACCAGAATTCACCTGTCGTGGATCCAAAGACCTCGCGCAGAAGAAAGACCTTGGCCATATACTCGAGAATAAAGCGCGCAGGCTTCGATGCGACCTCATCCGATAGAGGGGCGATCATGGCATCGTCGACATTGATCGCAGCGGCCAGATAACTCACCTGCGACTCGGACCAGGCCCTAGCACCCGCCTTCGTTGAACCCAGCAGGATCGACTCGTGGCTATAGGCCAGTCCATCTCGCGTCTGAAAGACATCCTTTAGTCGATAAAAGGAGACTGGTGGTGGGGCCCATGTATTATCTCCCTCCACGGTTAAATTCACTTCGCCCTGTGTGGATCTGGCAACCATCGTGCAGAACGTGCGAGCCTGTGCGGGTGTGAGAGGGCCCTTGAGTTTCCGATCGAAGGGCTTGAAGGTAAAGGGGCGTTTATCAGAGAGAGTTGAAATATCCGTAACCGGCTTCTTATCATGGAGACCCGATGGACTGATATAGAGATAGACAGGCTTGTCCACGATATCTGCAGGATTGTAGCCGCGCACCCCGCTGGCGTGTAGATGAAAGGTCTTCAGAGTCAGAGCGGGATTCGCGATGAGAAAGCGCTTCTTGAACATCTCAACCGTGATAGCATTATCGCAGCCACCCTTTCCAAAGGGAAAGTTGAGAGTCGACCAGTCCCAGGTCGTGGCCTTCACGGCATTGGATGCGACGATCCACGTGTCCTGTGAATCCACGCGAGGCGGGCCACTGCTGTTAGAGAAGATTGCGGCCTTGGCGATCTCCTCTTGGCCGACTCCCTGCGTGTCCCAGCGAAGAAGAGCGAAGAATTTCGCCTGGGTCTCCAGATCCGCCGCCCATAAGTTCCGCCACGAATCTCCATCCAAGAAAATATCGGCGTTGGCGAAGGCAACGAGCGTATCGGCGGGAACCTTCTCGGCAATCCAGCGAATGACATCGGCATAGGTAATACGCTTTCCCACGACATGCTCCTCAATCTTCTTGTGTTTCGGCGCACAGGCAGTCTCATTCAGCAAGACGACCTTGTCAATCAAAGGGCTCGCCAGATTTTTCGCAAGACACTGCTGAATCTCTGAGCGGCGTGACGACTTCTCTGGAACGTAATACTGTGTGATCCACCAAAGGGGCTGGGGCTCCTTGACATCTTCTATCCGCAGATTTCGCAGAGGTCTCTGAGTCTCAAAAGGGGCTGTGAGGCGAACACGATTCTTTTGCAGAATCATAGTGAGAAGAAGTTGCGCATCGGGCCCCGATCCGTCCCACTTACCGCCTACAAAGGGATACATATCATGAACCTCATCAAGGCAGATGAGATTTCCTAGGCGCAGAGCCATGAGGCGCTCGAGGCCAATGCGGGCCACAAAGGTCTTTGGAATGGCAAGAATACGGGAATTGGTGGCCTGGGAACTGCGGAACCACTCGAGAGTCTCATCAGAGTCGTCGCATAAGATTACATCTGGTGTGAGGCCGAGGCTAATAAGGGATTTGGCGACCGATACCGAGCAAGCACCGATATCGTAGCGATTCCAGCGACCTGCCTCGGCAGGCACCTTGTCGAACCAGACAATTGTCTTCGACTCCTTTGACACAGAAGTATCAAGAGAAATAATGCGAATATCCTTTCCAGTCAAGGGATGCCGTGCAAGCATCTTCTAGAGTGAATTCGTGCGAGCACCTTAGGCTGTAAGGCTTTATAGGGGTAAGATGGACGGTGTGGCCTACCTGGTGAATTCCACACCCTCTTGCTATTACATGCTGCCGCTGCATTTTGGTCTGGTTAGACGTTACGCACCTTTTATGAAAAATCTGTTTCTCGCCACGGAGGTTCCTGACCATCCTGTCTGTGTCGCGGTGGCTAAGGAGTATGGTGTGGAACTGATTCCTTTAAAGGGGGTGGATGCAGGATTCTTGGAGAGCCGGCGCTCAGCCTTGCTTACTCTTGTTAATCGTTTCAAGTATATTCTGCCGGCGCAGGAAGATTTTCTTCTGGAGAGGCCGGCCGATCAGGCAGCAATGGAGGAGGCGCTTAAGATTATGAAAGATACGAATGGGGACATAGTATCGGCTCGCCTCATGCCATGCCCTGGCCCCAAGGGAGAGGTCTTTGAAGCGAATCCGCATTGGGCCTTTCTTTCTGAAAAAACGGATGCATATGGATTCACCTTTCAAGCCACTCTGTGGAACACAAATGCCTGTTATACCTGGTATGAGGCTCTTTGTGTAAAACTAGAGAAGGAATATCCCTTTGCTAAAACGGCGCCTGATCAGCGGCGCCACGTGGAAATCCGCGCGAACTTCGCAGAGAATGTTGAGGGTCAACGATTCTTTTGGAAGATTTTTGCGTCGAATGATTATGACGGCCTGCATATCGCGTGGCGCCGCGCCGGTCCGTGGCCAAACGCTGTCTATCTGTCGCCGTGGCCTTATCGCCCTACTGCGATTGTGCAGGGGCGCTTAGAGCCCTGGGCGGTGGAATTGGGGAAGCGGGAGGGTATAATTATGGCCCAGGCATAGGCGGAGCATTCCCAGCCTGATTATACACATGCAGATACACAGCATTATTGATAGAGGTAAGATTGTCCACATTCACACCCTGACTATTACTGAATCCGCTGCGCGGGCCAATCAGGTAGCCGCAATAGCCGTCCGAAATAAGATTCGCCATGGCCCCAGGGATTCGGTGATAGACCGTGTAGTTCGCTCCGTAGGGGCCATCGATCAGCGCATTACTTGTCAGAATCGCCGGATCAAGTTCTAACTTGACCTGCGTGTTATAGTAGTTCGACGTGTAGGCGTTGGAGTTCTGGGAAACCATAAACCCTCCATAGGATGCCTTTCCAAGAATCTGGCGTCCAGTTCTCGGAGATTCATATTGCACAAACGTGGAGAATTCCTTCATCATCTGAATAGGAGTGCTCGTGCCCAAATACATGCGCTGGAAGAAATAATTCGGGTTTATCTCTAAATGCAGGCGTGTCGTCGAATTCGGGTGAATGTAGCGCAGATAAGGTGCCATCGTGAAAGAGGCCGTGCTGAAATAGACGTCACCTGTGGAGTAGAAATTCGGATACTCTTCTACCGTTGACATCAGATTTCTGCCGAGACAAGGGCTCCAGTCCCATCCATATGCACGATTATCGTCGATTTGGTAGAAGGTGGAAAAGGGGACAGAACTGACAAAACTCGCGTAGCCCGCCTGTGTAGAAAGAGTGCTGTAGGAGAAGGGGCGCCAGGCACGTGTCTCGCCCGAAAGGTCGGCATAACCAGAGGCCGTAAAGGAACTGATTGAGATAAAGATAGCACGCAAATCCGTGACGGTTGAGAGTTGAAGATCGCCTACGCCAATGAATTTCAGAGTGGATTGCGACGAGGACATGGTAACATTTTCTGAACCAGGGACCTGTTGGGCCGCTAGACGAGACACTGTAGGGACTGTGTTCAGGGCGACAAGATAATTTGGCGCAGCATTGCTAAAGGTGAAGGTGCTGTTAGGATAATTCACATAGGCCTCAAAGAGACCCTGTATTCCCATGGTGCTAAATGGAATGGCGCTACCAATATTTCCCGCCGTCATAGTGGATCCGCGGCCGTCAAGTAGGGTATCGAAGGGAACCGCGGAGATAGAACTAATCGAATTCCAGTATCCATTACCCGCACCATCCGAGACGAGAATATACTTACTCGGAATATAGCCATTTGTCGCAGAACGGACACTAATCTGTCGGAGTGTAATAAGATCCGTATCTATTGTGCGCAAGGACGCGGCCATTCTGTCTTAGAAGGATAGATTCTGAATCGTGAGAAAATACGAATTCGTCGAGGCAAAAAACGCATTGACCCCCTGGGTGCGGAAGCCTACGTTCGTCTGGTATGAGATAGCGCCAGGTAGAGTATGATACAAGACATAGGGATTCTGAAAGGCGTTGGCCACGGCCGATCCAGGAATCGAAAACTTAATAGGTTGTTGAAAGAAATTCGAATACCCATTTTGGCTTGCCGTGCCCGCCACCTGTGCCTGGTGAGATGTGCTGAGCCATGTCTGCCCTGACTGAAGATAGGTTGTCATGAGAAAGGACTTGGACGTCAGAGAACCCGTTGTTAAGGAGTCGAATTGGAAGGTTGGGTAAATCTCGGCTGTAATACGGGACTGCGGGTTAATGATGCTGGAAAAGATGTCAAGTTGCAGATTCGTCGTGGAGAAGGCGAGGTTGGAATTCCCTGTGATTACTCCTGTTATCTGTCCATTCCCCCCCTTATAAACAATGGACGACTGAAAAAAGGTGCTGGAAAAGGCAATGGCGTTCGCTGATGAAATATAGACCTGGGAGCCAAAGATATTTGTTGCGCCGGCATTATCAATAAAAATATTCTGTTTCGCCGCCTGGATTCCCTGGCTCGTGCTCAGCAAAGTCGCCGTGCTCACATATCCATAGGTTCCAAGGGAACTCAAAAGACCCACGGTAGTGGAAGGGAGCGAATTACCAAAGACAACTCCATAGAGGGAGGCATTGGACTGATTGAAATAATTCGTGCTAATGAGATATTGATTGATAAGAGTATTGAAATTAATATAGGGGGGGTCAGAAGACCCTGTCACAACGACTCCGAGACTTCCACCTTGCGACGTGGCTGGATAGAGAAGTCCTGTGACCGTGCTGGTGAGTGCCGATGAACTGATGTAGTTAGCCAGACCGAGATTTTGAAAGGTGCTCTGTAGGGATAGGGAACTGATATAGCCATAGGATCCGAGGCCATCTGTTGTGGATAAATTCTGACGATTCATTCCCACAATCGTGCTCTGTAGAGTGGGTGTGCTGACATATCTAGCGGAACCGAGACCAATCACTGTGCTCTGGATATTCGACATGAAGGAGAGGCTCCCATTCAAAAAAGGTGTCATACTACTTGTGAGATCGGCTGTGCTGATATACTTGGACTGTGTCTGAACCCAGGTCACCGTACTCTGAAGTTGAAGACCTGTAATACTACCCGGTATGCCTCCTGTGCCAATCTGTGTAGAGAGTGTCGAGTAACTCGTGGCGACGATGGTGGAAATGGAGGAGGCGGCCCCCAGAATTCTCAAAATGGTGGAGGGAAGATATCCGATCCCTGCACCGATTGTGCCAGATTGGCTACTGATGGTCTGAAAGACATCCTGCCATCGTCTCAGTCCCTGTCCGTCGGCGACCTGCAAACTATTTTCGGCATAGGGTCGTGCTGTATATGGATTTACAGAGTATATTGCCTCCTGTATTTGGTCTGACATGCGCTTCTATATCAAGATAAGAAAGCGGTTTAATGAATAAGTCGTAGTCTACACTAGAATGCCAGGAGGTGGTGGATTGCTGCAACTGGTTGCAAACGGAAAACAGGACGTCTTTCTAACCGGAAATCCACAGATCACCTGGTTCAAGATGGTCTACCGGCGTTACACGAATTTCGCCATGGAGTCTCAGCAGATCTATTTCGACGGTGACCCTGATTTTGGAAAGCGTGTTACGGCACTCGTGCCTCGCCGTGGTGACCTCCTTGGCCCAATTATCATGGAGGTTGTTCTCCCCTACATCACAATGAGTGACGGGACGTCAGGGTCCTATGTGAATTCCACAGGATACTCACTGATTGAGGAGATATCTCTGGAGATCGGCGAACAGGAGATTGACAAGCAGACCGGAGAATGGATGGAGATCTGGTCTACACTCTCTACACCGGCGGGGCAGCGGGATGCCTTCAATAACATGATCGGTCGCGTGGACGGTCTTAACCAGCCGCCGGTGATTATACCGGCCTCCGCCTGTGCGGTTGGAGGATACAAGTATGGCGCCGTGAAATTGTATATACCCTTGCAATTCTGGTTCAATAAGAATCCTGGCCTCTATCTACCCCTTTTGGCGATGCAGTATCACCCGATTCGTATCAATATGAAGATTCGCGACCTGGCGGGGATGATATCCAACTCCAATCTTTCTGCGAGTTGTAGCACTCTTCAACCCAATCCGGCCAAGATTGTCGATCTCAAACTGTGGGGCGACTATGTATACTTGGACACGGAGGAGCGTCGCCGCTTCGTAGCCAACACACACGAATACTTGATTGAGCAGATTCAATACACACCGAAGGTTTCTTTGACCGAGGGTGTAAATATTCACAATGTCCGCCTTGAATTCAATCATCCTCTTCGTGAACTCATCTGGATTATTCAACGGGATGTGATGCAGACAACACACGAGTGGTTCAACTTCGGTTCTACGTCGGCCTTTGAGCCGGGCGTGTCACGTGATCTTCTTCAGGATACCACTCTACAGGTGGACGGATATGATCGCTTTGATGCTCGCGACTCCGGCTATTTCCGCCTGGTGCAGCCCTATCAGTTTCACACGAGCACTGATGTGAAGAAGTTTATTTATGTCTACAGTTTTGCACTCCGGCCAGAGGATATGCAGCCGAGTGGATCGCTCAATGCCAGTCGAATCGACAATATGAATTTAATGATCAATCTTCGCCCCGATTCCAATGAACCTACGACACTGACCATTCCCATTCTCGGACCCAACGGAGAAACTCTGTATTCAAATCCTCCAACAAATACTATCATACTCACACGGCAGATTGCGAATCCCTCATACACGCCCAATCGCGGAAAGGCACATATTGTTGTCTACGCGAAAAATCACAATGTTCTGCGCATCGTGAATGGCTTTGCGGGACTTCTTTTCAAGATTTAGGTCTCGTGTCTCAATAGCGATGCAGGCACTTGCAGGATTAGCCGCACAGGCGGCCGCAAAGGTGCCTGGGGCGGCGTCAGTTCTACCAACGAGTTTAACACCGACACCACCACCTGCCACCGGTCTCAAGGGCTTTCTCTCTAAAGGGTTTACAGTTCCTTGGTGGCTACATATCTTTATAACAGGAATCGCACCGTTTCTTGTTCTTATTCCCTTTGTAGGGCCTGCAGTATTTACCTTTCCCTACACATTCGGAGTGAATGGAATCAATCTTCTTGCGACGAATTCGATGGGATGGGCCGCCGCAAAGGCTGCTCTGAATTTCATGTGCCAAACGATCGGCCAGGTTATATCTATATATCTTCCTGGCTGGTGGAGCCCCTACCTGAAGGCGTTTCTATACTATGCCAACCCTTGGTTTGTTTTTGATATTCTTCAGGCATATAATCCGAAATTCAAGGAAGAAGGATATAAGATTCCCTTTTGGAACAAGCAGACAAATTCGGTCCTAGAAAAGAAGGGAACACGCACCAATGTGGATATCGGATTTACTGATCTGAGTGGCACAACAAGTTACGGGTTGATGGGGGCCATTCCTATTGGGGCGATGCTTGTTCTCTTACTACCCGCCTTTTACACGATGAGCGCGAATTTCCCTCCCGAGATATCTGCCAAGATGAATCCAATTCTTGATAGTATAACCACTTTAGGGGGCGCAATTACTGGAATTGCCGGTGGCGGAATAGGAACTTTTGTTCTTTTGCCGAAACTGATCTCCTCATTGCAGTCAAGTGCTTCGTCGATTATGGCAGGAGGTGATCCTGTCCAAAGCGGGGGCAGTGGCATCCCTACGATCAATGAGGTGGCTGAGAACATGTTGAAACAGAATGGAGGAGGTACGGATCCCGAGAGTGGTGTCTTTATGGGGATCCTGGCGATCACTATCCTAGGTGGAATAAGTCTTGCGGTCACACGCAGAAAAGGAGTTTCTGCTTCTAAACTATAATGAAACAACTGATTTCACAAATAGAATTCGAAGAATTAATCGGCCTACAGGATCCCGAGCCAGGGGTGGTTGTCCCGAATTTTACGGCCATCTATTTTACGGCTTCGTGGTGCTCGGCCTGTCGTCGCCTCGATATGGGGGCCGTAGAAGCCGCTACACCTGGCGTGAATTGGCTCAAGTGTGATGTAGACCAGAATAACTATACGGCAGGTTACTGTGCTGTCCGCTCGATTCCCTCATTTATCATAATCCGCGATAAGAAGGCCGCTGGAACACTCCAGTCGAGCGACAATCAGAAGGTTATCGATTGGGTGAAGTCTCATATGAATTTAGCCCTCGCCAAGTAGATATGAAGGGCCGTCTGTCTCTGGAGCAAATAGGACTCATGGTTGGTGCTCTTGTAGTTGTTGGCCTCGTGAGCACATACTATCATCCTCTAAAGGACATGCTAAAAATCCCAGATAGAAGTAAGGAATGAGTACGGGACCCTATGATATAGTTATCATAGGATCCGGTATGGCAGGGCTCTACTTGGCCACGGAACTTGTGCGCCATCGTAAACGTAAGGTCGTCGTCGTTGAAAAATATAAGGAACTCGGTGGGCGTGCCTCAACCTTTCATCAAGAGGTGGATGGGAAGAAACTTCAGTGGGAGGCGGGTGCGGGTCGGATCTCCGAGCACCACCATATTGTGCGAGAACTCATGCGTCGTTATAAACTGACCTGGATCCCCATAGGGGGTGATACACAGTATATTGCAGGATATGGGGATGCACCCGTGCCGCACGCCTTTGAATCTGGAATGCCGGCCTTTCTCTATCCCTTGGCCAGCCTACCTGCAGAGGAACTCGCTAGGCATACGCTGCGGGAACTTCTTGTAAAGGTGCATGGAGTGCGGGCGGATGAATACTGCATTCAATATCCCTATAGAGGTGAAATCGACACTATGCGCGCCGATATGGCTCTGAAACTCTTTCAGCACGAATTCTCTTTGAGCGAGAAATACGGGATTTGCGGCGAGGGGTTGAGTGCCATTGTGGATGGTCTGCGCGCAGAATTTGAGGCCAAGGGCGGAAAGATCCTTCGGGAACATACCTGTGCGCAGGTCGAACAGGGCTCTCGGCGCGGGCCGGTGAAGATCACCTGCATGGCTGGTGGCGAGCCGGTGATCTTGGAGTCCAAGCATTGTGTTCTCGCCGTTCCGGTTGCTGCCTTAAAAGAGATTCGGCCCTTTGACAAGTGGCGTCCAGCCAAACACATTACCATGAAACCCTTGTTGCGTTTCTACGGAGTCTTTTCTGGCGATCCTTGGACTACGGGTCGCCTAGTGACGGCCACGCCTATCCGATATATGATTCCTGGAAATCCGGCGATTGGTTCTGTGCAAATGTCTTATACAGATTCGCAAGATGCAGAAGCCTGGAAGGTGAAACTCGATAGGGTGGGTGAAAAGGCGGTAGGAGAAGAGATTCTAGGAGAACTCCGCCGCCTTGTGGCGCCGACGATTCCTCCACCGACCTTTGTGAAGGCGCATTATTGGGAACACGGAGTGTCCTACTGGCTGCCTGGAACCTATGATCCTCGGGAAGAATCGCGTGCTGCCTATCGCCCTTTGGCGGATATGCCTTCGGTGCACCTATGTGGAGAGTCATTCTCTGTCAGGCAGGGCTGGATAGAGGGTGCTCTGGAACATGCGGCAGGTCTTTTACGTCTTTTAGAGTGATTGTATTATAGATATGGACGCCTTCTTCCTTATTGTTATCTTTCACGTGGTTGTGGTGACGCCCTTCCTTCTCTGGGTCGGCTTCAACCGCGCGGCCACTCCCGAATGGATGTATAATGTCATGTTCGGCTTCGGCATTCTTTCTCTAGTCTATCATTCCTATAAGGCGATTCCAAGAGTTCTAATGGGATCCATGGACGCCTGGAAGAACCTCATTCATGTCTTGATCGTGGCCCCCCTGTTTCTTTGGATAGGATACAACGGAAAAAAGACTGAACGCCCGGCCTATGATATGCTTCTTGTGGCTGCCTTTGGAGCCTTCGGATTTCACCTGTATAAGTTGATAGTCATATCACAGACTTTTATAAAGTCTCACGAAATGTGAGGCCTTGAAATGTTCCTCTATAATGTCCTGCGGGAGCCAGAGCCGCTTTCCTCCGACCTCCGCCACATACATTCCCCTGTTCTCCATATCCCGCCAATCTCCTAGAATATGATTCCCCTCGGAGATTCCTCCATCAATCCCTATTGCGCCACAAGAACAGACCTTGAAATCGCGTTCATGATGACTCTCAATGGTGTCCATGCATTTTTTGCAATATAGAGCATGTCGTGTCTGCTTGTATTTTACTCCTCCATAGAGGATCGACGGCATTTAAAAAAGGAACAGATAATGTTTGCAAGACGTTAAACGATTGTATCTAACTGCGACTGCTTCTCTACAGGGAGTTGGATGCATCCTGTAGAGAGGTGGTAGAGAAAGGCAGTATTACTATTGGAGATCTTTGAACAGATCGGGCAACAGTAGTTAGTAGCCTTTAGTGCTGTGATCTCCTCAGCACAATGTTTCCGAATGAAATGAATGATCCTGTTTGCCTTCGTAAGAGTCTTATGAGGGCAAAGGGGACACTTGAGGCCGGCCTCTTTGGAGTGTCTGGCGGCAATATGAACAGCGAGTGTCTGGGCGTGGAGAAACTCCTTCTTACAGGTGGGACACTCAAAAGGGAGATGGCCCTCATGGGCCTTCATGTGATAATGCATGGTGTTCTGATTCTTCTTTGTGGCCTGGCAGATGCCACATACGTAGTCTCCTGCGGCATTCTTTTGATAGGTGTATGTCATTGGCTTAATTCCAGACGTTATCAAGGGTCGTATCAATTTTTCTAAAGGGCGTTGCGCTTATCACCATCGCTTGTCGCGACTCCGTCGCGCGTCGCAATGGTAACCCATTACCATCGCTTCTCACAATGGCTATTGTGGCCACCACAGCAATAGGTCTCCTTCGAGAAGCCTTGCTCCTGGGCGCAACAGCCCCCATGATTCTCCTTGGCCCCAGGAGCCTTCTGTCCTGTCTTCGGATCGATATAGACGGAACAGAATTTCTTCCCACACTCCCAGCACCAGGAGCGACCACAGCCGGCGCCGATCTTAAAAGTTCCAGCCGTTTCGAGCCCGCAAGCAAAGACATAGTTGCAGGCGGCATCCTTTAGAGCCCAGCGCTCGCACCAGGGGCACTGCTTCGCATCACCTGACATTTCTGCGTGTGGCCTTCCGCTTAGCCCTCCGCTTTAATTTTCTAGTTCCCCCTTTTTTCGGAACATAGAGATTCCACTCATGCGTCCAGTCACCGGCATATAGGGTAACAGGTTCACCGTCTACCTGCCTTATATCAATGCATTTATCATTTTCCCTTTTCCATACTCTCTCTCAACATAAGAGATAGAAGTCTTATATCCAGCAGGAAGTGTATGAGTTAATAGACTAGGCCTTGGTGTTTCCTCAATAGGGGTCACCCTGGACCTCCACATCTACTTGCGCCTCCCATTTTCTTGATCTTGCATGAAGATCTAAAACAATCTGTCGATTATAAACTAAGATGATTATCCTGACCCTGGCAATCGGGGAGGACTTTTGCAAGGCCCTGGCCCCTGCTCTGGAATCGAAACGCGCCTACGCCCAGCGGCACGGATACAGATATATTCAGGCCGGCGAGCAGTTCTGGGATCGTGATCGACCCATTGCATGGTCAAAGGTGTGGTTTGTCATTAAGACACTTGCCGAATTTCCCGACGGCACGCTGTTTTTTCTTTCCGATGCAGATGTTCTTATTACGAATCCTTCACTGCGCCTAGAAGATCACGTGGCCTCCTTGTTACCTGCTGATAAGGATCTACTCATGACGATTGATGCCTGTGGTCACCTGAATTCTGGAAATATGTTGATGCGGAATTCGGCCTGGTTACGTGATTGGTGGCGCCGAGTAGGAGAACAGAAGGATCTTCTGTATCATATCTGGTGGGAGAATGCGGCCATGATTCGACTCTTGGAAACTGTTCCGACAGATCTTGCCAAGACACAAATTACGAATGAACACTGGCGTTTTAATGCGTATTTACGAGGGCTCCCTGGAGAGAAACTATGGACTCCGGATTGTTTCCTTGTTCATTTTGCGGGAGTATATGATCCGAAAAAGATGGCGGAACTTCAGGCGGACATCCTTAATGGAGAGATCCCACGCATCCCCTTTTAATTTCTAATATCTAACTATACAAATGGACGGATACGGTGAGTCAAAAATTGTGCCAAATGCCTCTGTTTCAGAAAATGTTCCCTTTTCAAAAAATGCCCCTGCCTCAGAAAATGCCCCTGCCTCAAAAAATGCCCCTGCCTCAGAAAATGCCCCTGCCTCAACAAACGCCCCTGCCTCAACAAACGCCCCTGCCTCAACAAACGCCCCTGTGGGTGGATCACGCAAGGCGCAGCGTGGTGGTAAGATGCCTGCGGTTGGCACGAAGGCCCAGGTCTACCACGGGACGGCCAAGCACACGAGCGGTGGCTTGACGCGCAAGGATCTTATTAAGACAAAGAAGGGGCGCATCGTATCGCGCAAGAAGCATGCGGCGGGCAAGCGCGCTCTTAAGAACCTTGTGAAGGCGGGATACAAGGCGAAGAAGGGCACGTTCAAACTTTTTAAGAAGTAAAAAGCGCGGTGTTCGAGGAGCTTGCGAGGAGAACTCAAGTTGTTCAAGAAGTGAACAACTAGTTCCGAGGAGCCTGCGACGAGGATCAAGTTTTTAAGAAGTAAAAAGCGCAGTGTTCGACGAGGTGTAAAGAAGTGTCTATATCTTATCCAATAGGTAAATTCCTATAGGATGAGATGTATTATCAATGTAGCCCTAGGGGGCAGATATCCAAAGGAACAAGAAGTCCTTCGTAGAAGCCTGGCCAAACACTTCGACGGAGACTTTCTGGCATGGACAGAGTTTCCCAATGAGAATTACGACAAATCGAACCCATACAATGTCAAGGCGGCCGCCTTTGAAGAGGCGATTCGCCGAGGATACAAGCAGATTCTCTGGCTCGACAGCCCTGTCGTGGCCTTGAAGAATATCGACCCAATCTTTGACTCCATACAGAAAAATGGCTATCTTACCATGAAAAATAATGCCTATAAATGTGATGAGACCTGCAACGATTTCTCCTTGGCATATTTCAAGGTAACACGCGACCAGGCCGCCACCTTTCAAGAACACGGGAGCGGTGTAATAGGAATCGATATGGAGAATCCAAAGGGCAAACAACTTATCGAGGCCTTTATACGAGGCTGCAAGGACGGGGTGGCAAACGGAAGTCGGTATCACGACGGCCAGAGTGCCGACCCGCGCTTCAAATTCCATAGACAGGATCAAACCGTTCTCAGCCTCGCGGCAAATACGCTCTGCCTTCCCTATACAATGGTATGGGACAAGGATCTCATCACCTTGAAGCCGAGTTTAAGAACGGAAGCCACGATTCTCTGCTGGACACACCGTTCGGGTGACATATTAACTGATTTTTAACATATATCTTCATTAGGAAGTCCTCTATAGGATGAGGTGTATCATAAATGTAGCAATAGGGGGGCGATATCCAAAAGAGCAACAGCGCCTTGGTAAATCACTCGCCAAACATTTTGACGGAGATTTTCTGCATTGGACAGACTTCCCAAATGACAATTACAATAAGGCAAATCCCTATAACGCCAAGGCAGCCGCCTTCGAAGAAGCCATTAAAAAGGGCTACAAACAGATTTTATGGGTTGATTGCCCGGTTGTTGCTTTAAAGTCACTCGAGCCGATTTTCGATTCTATTCAAGAGGATGGCTATCTGACTCTCAAAAACGGCGGTTTCAACTGCGCTCAGACATGCAGTGACGCCTGCTTGGCGTATTTCAAGGTGACGCGCGACCAGGCTGCCACCTTTCAAGAGCATGCCGGCGGAATCATAGGGATCGATATGGAGAATCCGAAGGGGAAAGAACTCATCGAACTCTTTATACAGGCCTGTAAGGATGGTGCCTGCGACGGTAGTCGTAAACACGACGGACAGAGTAAGGACCCCCGATTCCAGTTTCATCGGCAGTGTCAATCGGTGATTAGCCTGGCGGCAAACACACTCGGCCTACCCTACACAATGATATGGGACAAGGGCCCTATTACACTACTACCACATAAACGCACAGAGAAGACAATTCTCTGCTGGTCGCATCGCAATGGATTTAAACTTCCAGAGACAGATCGAGCACATACGCGTCGTAAATTGAGTAGGGGTGGAACTAGAAAACTTACAGGCGGATATATATATTTACGCGCAACAGGCGGCCTCAACGATAATCTTGTGCAACTCGCCCTATGCACCGACTATGCTATAAAACATAATAGGGCGATTATCCTTGAAATGCCAGTCTATTCAGCAACGGACCTCAATACAATATTTGACTTTTCCAAGTTTCCCGTCCCTATACTCACAAACCATAAAGAAATGCAGGAGAAACTACGTGGCAAACCTATTGAACCACCTTATATTGAAAATGTTATAGAGCCACCTCAAGCAGTTTCACGTATTGATAAAAAGTTCATAAACTATAAGGGGCGACCCCTTTATTTTGATATGAATAAATCATATCCATCGAATACTCTTCTTTTCTATGGAGCGGGAGGAGGAGGAAGTGGAGATTCTGCTGTGAATCTTCTAAGATATATCCGCCTTCGGCCAGGTGTTATAGAAGCATATAAGAAGAAAATGGAAGAATATAACATTCCAGAAGAATACAATTCTATTCATCTCCGAGCCACAGATAGAAAACTCAATATTACAAATAACATTAGAGGTATGCTGCTCAAAGACTCAAATGCCATTATTAAGACGCCCTCCTCAGGAAACGCGCACGCAGACTCTTTAAAAAAGATTGACGCCTTTATTACATCACAAAATCTTCCAGTATTCATCTCGGGTGATAATCCACGACTAATTGCGAACCTTGAGAAAAAATATCCACGCATTATGAGATCAGTTTCCGCCAATAATAATCAGCAATGTCAAAGCAATCGTGAATGTAAGCCATATCACAAACAGGGCAATAAAGATCCCGAAAATCTCAAGAATGCGATCGTGGATCTTCTGATTCTTTCGGGTGCAAAGGCCATAATGACTTCGGCTGGCGGATATTCACGCCTGGCGAAGAAATTACTGGTAGAGAAAGATATTCGCGCCTCCCTACTTTCGTAAGAAAGCGGCTAACTCTGTAAGAGTGGCCGCAGCCTCCACCAAATCAATCTGCCCCTGCTCCGCCCCCTCGGCAGGATCATACCAATATAGAGCCCCGCGCTTCTCTGGTTCATCGATAGAAGACCAGACAAGTCCGACCTGCGATCCGCGCAATTCCTTTAAAACGGATCTGAGACCCGTGACACCCGATGTTCCCATGCGTGCCGTGACGGTGGCCTCCACCTCTTCCTGGGTGGCCTCTGATCCCCAAAAAATGGCCTGCCAATCCGGGCTTGTAGGCGCTCTTTCTCCCAGACCAATCAGCGTCAAGTCCATCTTAGAAAGTAGGCTCATCACACTGGGAGCGGGGTCGCCCCCGGCCCAGACAACACGTGTAGGACGCACTGCGTTTTGAATATAGGTCACGGCCAGTTTCAAGTCTTGGAGATCGCGCGCGTGAAACATGGCATCCCAGCCAAGTTGAGTAAGCCATTTGGGAGGTGCCGCAGCACCCTGAAAGACCAGGACCTTTCTACCGCGGTGGGCTACCTCTGTATCGAGCACTGTGAGGCGACCCTTGAGAAACTGCTGCCCCTGTGAGGCCGTGGATGCAATACAGTAGACACGACGGCCTCGGAGAGACTCTGAAAATCCTTCCAGTCGAAGCGTGGCCTCCATTACTCTCTTTAAAGAGTAGTAGATAGCAGATATGAACGCGATCACATTGATTCCTCTCGCAATCCTTTTTGTGGTATTGGATGCCCCATGGTTATGGCTCACATCCGGTTGGTCTGGGAGAATGTTTAAGGCTGTTCAAGGCGGCATGCCCTTAAAGATTAGGTTGGAAGGGGCTCTCCCAGTCTATTTGGCACTCGCCTATTTAGTGCAACTTACACGCTCCCTCCAAGAGGCCTTCTTAATGGGACTTGCCGTATATACGGTCTATGATTTTACGAACTATAGCACTCTCACGAAGTATGAATTACCCTTTGCCGTGGCGGATTCTCTTTGGGGAGGCGTCCTTTTCTCCCTTGTGAGAACTACTGCTGTGTATCTAAATATTCTTTGAACAACCTGCTAGATAGTCGCGCATAGTATTTCTTATATAGGGAACACCTTCTTGCCAGTTACTCGGTTCGGCCTCCGAATGATGCATGGAACTCTTTACAAATGTCAGAAGTTCGCGAAATCCGCGAATAGGATAGTGCTTTGTGAATTCGTAGGGAATATCGCGATGGCAAAAGGGGGATTCTAGATATTCTGTAGATCGTAAAAGGCCATGTCTGTCGAGGGCATTCACGGCGAGAAATAGAATATGATCACGCTGCTTATCCGTAATATGGGGGACATAGGGATGGATATGAAGATAGTGAAGACCCTCGTTTTCTTGAAGGGCGAGTTCGTGCTTCGGGATACGATCATCAACGAAGAGAATGTTCTTTATAGGGACATCCCTTTTGGAATGTGTGGCACGGCGAAAGAGTTTCTGGAGAGTTCCTATTGTCTTTTTCGGCTCGGTGAATTTATCTGTCCGATCCTCATCACGGAGAGGGTGCCAATGATCTGCAATCAGTGAAAAGAAGGGGGTCTTGTATTGCTTCTCTATAAGGAATTTTGCGAGTTCGACGCTATACGATACGCCTGTATTAGAATATATAATGGCGGTTTTGAAACATTTGGATCTCAGAAGAGGTTTGATTAACTCGTCTAAATCGGGTCTGAGAATCGTATAGAGAAGTTCTGGTTCACCAAGAAGAGATCGCGCAAAGGTTTCACGGGCCTTTGCCAATTGGAGGTCAAGTTTTTTAGAGATCCGTAAGGTGGAATTATTTGCCGCCTGTTCTGGATTTGATAGAAACTCCCTACTCCAAAGAAAGGCGAGAGGGGATACAACTTCAAAGAATCCGAGTGTTCTATCTAAATCAAAGGCAACGTGTGCCATCCTATCTTGTGTCGGCATTTACTGTCCGTGGAAAATTGATGCTTAGCCTTATACGTTGTATGTAGTATGGAAAAGGTTACGCATCCGCTTAGCACGCATCCGCTTAGTCCGCATCCGCTTAGCACGCATCCGCTTAGTGAAGAGGCGATCAAGTATATTGACTCTATGACGCCTGATCAGAAGGCTCTGCACCAACTAGCGATTGAAAAACTCGGATCCTCCTACTTTGTAGAACGGACCCGAGGCTTCGAGGAGTATATGAAGGCAAAGAAGTGAGGCCACTAAAAAATCATATGTTTTTTTAACTCTCTAGAGATAGAAGTGTGACATGTCAACGGGCCCTACGGGTTATACCGGCCCTACAGGAGAAACCGGCCCTACAGGCCTTACAGGTTCTACAGGCCCTACAGGCCTTACAGGTTCTACAGGCCCAACAGGCCCTACAGGGCCTGTTGGCACGGCAACAAATACGGGAGCAACCGGTCCTACAGGTTCTACAGGTCCTACAGGATTTACAGGCCCTGTAGGCACGGCAACAAATACGGGAGCAACCGGTCCTACAGGCCTTACAGGTCCTACAGGATTTACAGGCCCTATTGGCACGGCAACAAATACGGGAGCAACCGGTCCTACAGGCCTTACAGG